CTACATCCATAATTCCGAGTAGTTAAAGTAGTTTGTACTCTTTACCGTGTAGACTTCGCCTTGACCTCTTACGCCATCACCATCCATGCAACGTACTTCATCGCCAGCCTTGACAGCAATTCTTTTCTCACATACTACATGATAATTCGGACGATACACAGAGCCGTTATCAGATGAAAACTCTTTGGTAGTGTTATCATCACAACGGCACTTGCATACCTCCTGCCAGTATTCACCACCTGTTCCGGGAATAGGTCTGCCAAACTCATCCTTATCCATCGGGGTGATAACTTTTACCTGCAATATGTGTGGAGCGAATATCATAAGAAAGTCACTTTAGGTTTGTTACCCAGTTCATCTTTCAAACCGTACTGTTTACACAGCCATGAGTACAATTTCATTAGGCTATCAACATGATTAGACCAAGACACAGAAAATCCGCTTTCGCTGACTGAAGATGGATTTTGTATCATCCACGGAATTTGCTTGGCACAAGCGACCTCTAATCTTGCCCTATTTTCCTCGGCAAAAGTTTCTTCGCCATCCAATCCCGTTCTTGAAAGTATATTTTCAACTACAAGATTAGACGGGGGATTCTTATCAAATACGCTTAATACAAACTCCTTGTTACTCATGACTGTTATCAATCAATATGGTGTAATCAGTTTACTATATGCGGTATAGCTATAATGCGTGCAATACTTTGATTTATAGATGTATCTGAACGGGCATTTGGGAACATTAATTCGTATCCCTTGAATAGCCGCTTCCTCTTTTATCGAACACATCATAGCCGGGTTATTTGCAACCAAGAATATAGTCTGTGGCATGGTTAGTACAACACAATCAGCCGGAGCCGTTTCCAAAGTGATAGACTGAATATCCGGCAAACCGGCATTAACCGATGGATTCACATATTCACACTTGGGAGATTCCACACTTGATGCCTGCACGCTCAACGAAACCAAAGACATCATCAAAAAACCACACATGGCAAAAATAAAATTCTTCATTTCTTTTCTGATTTATAAAATTAGACAATGGAAGGGTAGAAGCACTACCCTATCCTTTTACTCGATACCTAATGCTTCTTTCAGTTTGGCTGTTGATTCTTCATCCAGTTCTGAAACCTTAGACAAAAGAGTTTCCTCTTTCATATTGCCGGAAGCCTGCGCACCGATAGACTTCAAAGCATCAATCAAAGTCTTCTTCTCAAACTCCTTTTCAAAGAGGGAAATTTTCACCTCTTTCTTTTCTTCAGGGGCTTTCACTTCGGGATTTTTTGCCTCAATCCGTTCAGCAAGTCTGCGGCTTTCCATATCCAGCACACGGGCTTCCTCACCGACTTCAATCACTTCACCGGGAGTATAATACTTTCCGGTGAACTTGTCGCGGAAAACTGATATAACCTTTACTTTCATATCCTACCTCCTTATGCTGATTGGATGGATGCAATTTCGCTCAGGTCGAAATTGGTAATCAAGTCCGGGTTGGAAATCTGCGGAATCCACTCTGCCGTATATTCCATGTAGCGACCGTTCTTATCACGGTAGTTGGAGATAAGCATCTGCCCCTCTGACGGGATATAAGTACGTCCTTGTACTGGGTCTGTCGCTTCATACGGGGTATGATGACGCATATAACCAATGTTGTCAGAAGGTAACAGAGTAATACGGTTATCCGCGTAAATCTGCACATTCTTTCCCGTCTGGTCTTTCACGTAGTCCTCCTTGATTTCGATGCGAGGCAGACCGATGCCGGTGAACACTTCGGAAGCCAAAGAAGAGGAAACCAATCCCGTACTCAACTTCATCTCATTAGAACCAAGAATCCTCTTGTACTGCTCACCAAATTCAGATGAACCAAGAATAAGCTTGTTGAAAGATGCACGAGTCATAACCATCTTGGCATAAACGCCATAGTCCGGTGCCAAGGAATGAAGTTTCTCTCTCAAATAAGAGATAAACATATTCTTTCCGTCCACAACCACATCTCCACTTTTCGGCTTGATAAAATTGAACGGAAGGGTAATCTCCAGCAGTTTATTATTGGTCTGACCGGAAGTGATTGCAGCGTCTTTGTTGTAAACGGTGGCTTCACCAAGCATCAACAGCGCACCGACAATAATATCCATACGCTTGTGGGCGGCAAGGGTAATCTGACGGTAGTCATCTGCCAGGAAGTTTACAATCTCTTCCATTGCAGCCTTTTGGTCGGCTGGCTTAGCTGCATTGAACTTGTCAATCAAATCCTGCAATTCAGAAAGACGGTCAATAGACATCTGATAAGCATCACCCAAATAGGCAATCTCACCATATCCGGAACCGATGTTCCGACGTTCACGGATGGGTTTCTCTCCAAAACGTGAATTGATAGAGCCGGCCATAACTCCGGTTACAGAACCGATATAATCCTTGAACACACGAGTAGTTACTCTGCGGAAAGTAAGATACTGTTGCCAATAGATTGTGTCCTTGCGTGTCTGGTTCACACGTCTGATGATAGCGGAAACAATGTTCGCATCATCGAATAATGTTTGAATCGTTAAAAACATATCCTACCTCCTTACTCGTTAAATTCAAACCATCCCTTCATGTTGGCTTTATCGTTCTCGGAGAACGGCATAACCAATTTTGAAGGTTCAATCTCTGCGGCTGTACGAAGCAATGAAACCAATGTAATTCCATCCTCAACCTTTGTACGGTTGTACAGAGCCGAATTAGCGACATGCTTTTGCTTTAAACCATCAACTGCAACCGCATTGAATAATACAGCATCTTTGGCAATATTCTCACCAAAAGCAGCCTTGATAGTCAATACATCGTAGTTGGCATTAGACTTATCAATTGCCGTTACTTCTGCACCTTTCTTGCCGTTTCCGACAAACATACCCACATAAGCCAAAGAGTTCTTGGCTACTTTAATAGACAAAGCCTCTCCACCAGTGGTATAGGCTTCCGTAACTCTCACATTGATTACCGCATAAGCGAACTTGTTTTTCAAGTCCGCACAAATCGGTGTAAATCCGGGAAGAAAACTTCCCACTACCAGGTTCTGCGTATCAAGTTTGAACGGACCACGTCTACGAATGCCGGTCTGGACATCGTAGCGTTCCTCTTGCTCAACGGGCGGAACCAAGTCATACTTAAATCCTGCTGACATAATTAATTCTTGTTTTGTTCAACAATAGTTTTCGTTCCCTCATCAATCATCTTGGCGATAGATTCAGATTCTTTCTCAATCTTCGTTTCCGCTGATTCGGGAGGGGTTACGCCTTTGAAGCCGTCATTTGCGAACTCCTGCTTCAAGTCCTTGAAGTATGCGTCCAAGTCCTCATCGTCCTTAATGGCGCATCGTTTGGCGTAGTTTTCGGGAATACCATACTCCTTTGCCTTTGCCAAAATCTGCTGGCTACGTGTTGCTTGAGCCTTTTCCGTTTCTAACTGTGTTAGCTTATCAGAAAGGTTCTTGTTGGAGTCAATTAAAGCTTGCGCCCATGCAGGCACATCGTCTTTATTCTCTTCCGTTTTGGTGGTTGTGGTAGTCTCGATTGGCTTACCGTCTTTAAGGTTATGCTTCTTCTCGTAGTTGGAAACTGCGGTCTTGGAAGCATCCCCGGCACGGAAATCACCATAGGAATTAAGCACGTCCGAAAAACTGATACCCTCAACAATAGAGTTTACCTTTGTCTCGTCCGTTATACCCTCTGCCTTTTTGGTGGCAATACGGGTAAGAATAGCAGTGTCCACCCCAGTAAACTTGGTTTGGAGGCCCGCTAAGATTTGTTCTAAAATTGTCATACTGTATGAATTAAAATTTGAGATTCAATTTGCAGAAGTAAAAATACCGCCAATACAGATGATTAGTAAATATTTAAGCTTCCGATTCACGACAATGAGTTGATTGTCGTGAATACGGTATAAAAGTAAGGAGGAAACAATTAAAGGGGAAATAATTAGGTTGTATAGCATTCACTAAGAAAAGGTTGTGAAGAAATCAATTTAAAATTCTATTTTTGCTGTAAAATAAAGTAACAGTATGGACTATATAAATAAAGGAACTTGTATTTTTTGTGGTAAAGATGTAACTCAAACGACATTTAAAGAGAAGCCACATACTATGCCAAAAAGTTTAGGTAGCATAAATATTGGTGTTGATATTTGCGATGAATGCAATCACTATTTCGGTCAACCTGACGACTTTGTGTTTCCTAAACTTTGTATAGAAGTTTGTGTTAAAGAAATATTTGGACTACCAAAAGCCTTGCTTAACAGAAAAGATAATTCAGAAAGATTAAAGTCAATATATTTCGAATATTGGAAGTCAAAAAGAAAAATAGTTCTCAAATCACATTTTAAGTTTAATGATAGATTTCTAACAACATTTGCAAGACAATTCAAGAGAGGAATATATGAAATGTTCCTTCAAGAATATCATAAAATAACAGGTAATGGATTAGACAATCGATTTAATCAAATTAGGAGATTTGCACGTTATAATATTGGAGATATTCCTTTGTATTATTTAGTCAATAATGGAGTTTACTTAATAGAAGAAAAATTTTCATCTCCTAAGTTTTCCTTTTCCGATTCACAATTTAATGATATAGAAACTTATGGATTTTATACATTAATATTGTATGGACAATGGTTCTTTTTAGAAGTTACCCCAAGAGCTGAACTATCTCGTGAAATTTATTTAAAAATGCAATGTGAAAAAATAAATGTTGGCGGATTTGTATATAGAGATTTAATTGAAATAAAAAGAATTACGGATATAGATTTTAGCTTAAGAAGCTTGTTTGGAGGTAAGTTATTTTAGGCGTGAAACCGAATGAATCACGCCTAAAATATATCACATCAAAAACTTATACTTATACACCTAACACTATATTAGCATCAATATTTAGCTTCCGGCTTATCTCACGAGCAACTTTTAAAGTAGGTTCACATTTACCGGATATATAATCACTTAGCCGTGATGGGCTGACACCAACCAACTTTGCAAGTGATTTTTGATTAAGCCCCATTTCGTACATACGAAGTTTAAGAACATCCACAAGTGTTGGTTCTCCCAATGCAAAATGTTCTTCGGAATAATCAGCAACCAAATTAGAAAGAAGCTCCAATTCTATACTATTTGGGTCATTCAAAGGAGTATCATCTTTCACTAATGGAAGAAGTTCCTCTACTCTTTTCACCGCCCATTCATATTGGGCTTGATTTTCTATCTTTGTCAT